GGAGACTACGTAAGAAAGAAAGTATTATCAAGATGCTAGATAAATGTACCTACATCATCATGCACAATGGTATAGGGTATGACTTACCACTGATTAAGAAACTATGGGGGTATGAGTTCAAGGGTAAAGTACTGGACACTGTATTAATGTCTAGGGAGTTGTTCAAGAACATACCAATACCTGAGTCAATGAAAGAAGATTACAAGGAGCATAACAAGAAGTTAGATGGACCACATAGCCTAGCAGCATGGGGATATAGACTAGGTAGAGGTAAGGTGGAACATGAAGATTGGTCTGTATTCTCTGCTGAGATGATGCACAGATGCGTAGAAGATGTTGAGATTACACACCTGCTATACAAGTACATACTAGAGAAGTGGGATAAAGAAGCATTCCCTGTACGTAGTGCCTTATTGCTGATGGACTTTATGAAGTGCATATCAAGACAAGAGAAGCATGGTTGGAAGTTAGATGTTGATAGATGCCATAGAAGCATACACCAACTAACTAAATGGATACGGTGGATAGACACTGTAATGGAGAGCTACTTACCAGTACTACCAATCATTAAAGAAGATAGATTGGATGAAGATGGTAACAGTGAAGGCTTTCAGAATCCATTCACTAAAGCAGGTACACTAGCAATACGCTTAAAGAATTGGTTAGATAAAGAAGATATACCCCTTACAGAAGAAGATATTGGTGGTAGTTTCTGTAGAGTTACATTCCGTAAGGTGTCACTTAATAGTGATAAGGAAACAAAGGAGTGGTTGCTTGATATGGGATGGCAACCAGAAGAATATAACTACAGCAAGAAGGAGGTGGATGAAGATGGTAATCCTATGCGTACTAGTCCTAAACTTAACGCTGACGATGCTTTCATTGGCGTTGATGGTAAAGTGGGCAGACTTATATGTAAACGTGTACAATGCAGACATAGGCAAAGTAACATACAAGGTTGGATTGATAGAGTTAGGGAAGACGGTAGGTTGGAGTCTCGTATTAGTGGCTTTGCAGATACTTATCGTGTACGTCATGCAAACATTGCTAACGTACCCAATGTAAACAGTTTCTATGGTAATCAGATGCGTAAGTGTTTTATATGTGATGATGATAAAGTATTAGTCAGTGCAGATGCTTCAGCATGTCAAGATAGAATGATTATCAGTAGAGCCAGAGATGCAGGGATTAAGGATGCTATCTTTGAGGACATGATATTGAATGGTGATAAGTCCAAGGGAACAGACAGCCACAGTAGAGCTAGGGATGAAATTAATATACTGTTTAGAGAGATGGGTATTAAGGAGATTAACAGAGGTAGTGCTAAGAACTTCTCATATGCTTATAAGTTTGGTGGTGGACATAAGAAACTAGGCTTCATGGCAGGAGAGAAGAACGAACAGAAAGCTATTAAGATAGGCAAGGCTATTAAGACAGCGTTCGATACAGTATTCCAAGCACAGATACAACTACAGGAATACATCAAGAAAGAATGGAAAGCCACTGCTCGTATGAAGAGAGTTAAGTACAAGTGGAATGGTCAAGAGCAGGAGAAGATGGAATTTTCTAATGGTAAGGTGACAGGGTTAGATGGCAGGAAGGTGCTAATACGCACAGAGAAAGACATACTGGTATACACCGTACAATCTGATGAAGCTTTGACAATGACCCTTGCAACAGTAATGGCAAATAAAAAGCTTGACGCTAAGTACAAAGATGGAGTAGACTTTAAACAAGTTGGATTTTTCCATGATGAATACTCGTTCGAAGTAAGACCAGATATAGCAGAGGATGTTAAAGTTATATTAGAAGATAGCATAGCGGAAGCAGGTGCATACTTTAAACTCAACTTGCCACAGATAGGTGAAGGTGAGATTGGGAGGAACTGGCAGGAAATCCACTAATTAAATCAAGAGATTACAATGGACATACAAAAACTTAAAGATAGTTGTGAAGAAGTAGCTGTGTTCCCTGATGGCGAAATCTACTCAATAGATGATGTGCCTACATGGAAATCAGATGATTACGAAGTGCGTTACCAAGGATTCTGTACTATGTGCGACAACACAATAGACCCGCACTATGCAGAACCGTTAGCTAGTTGTAAATGTTATCAACAGGAGTGGTATATATAATGAAACAAGTACCAATATTTATAGCAATACCAGAAGTTAATGTAGGGTTGCACTACCTACTACCAGATAAGATAGTAAGGCTAACAAGTACGGAGGAGGGATGCAGTGTATACTTCAGTGAAAACTATAAGGTATATAGGATAAAAACATTGTTGACAAGTGATGAGATACATGAGAGAATGATGGAAATTAACTCAATGAGAGAAGAAAGTTTTTGGGGTGAAATAGGTGGGAGCAATGAATAATACAACAATCAATACAATCAATACAAGCAATACAATTAATTTTAATCAAGATAAGGAAACAGTATAATGCCTAGTATAAATAATGTAGTACAAGCAATTTCAATTAAACCTTTAGCACAACCTGATAATTATGGTAATACATTCAGAGCAGCACTGAAGATTCAAGATGAATTTTACTCTTATGGTACGCTTAAAAAAGACTCCATAAACATCAAGGATGGGAGTGATTGGATACAACTACAGAAGGGTATGGAAGTAGAGTTTATGTATGATGTTAATGGCTCGTTCAAGAACATCAAGAAGCAAAGCTTTACTATCTTAAATAAAGAAGGAGGTGTGCCAGATACACCTAAGCAACAGCAATACAATGCACCACAACAGGTAGCGCCAGCTAGTAAGGGTAGCTTTGTTAACCCTGCGGAGATTGGTCAGTGTCTTAACCTAGCTGCTGAAGTACTGAAGTTAGACGGCAAGCAGTTGTTAGATGATGCAGAAGTGACTAAGGCTATCGCATGGTACAAGGCAGTACGGGAGAAGTTCAATGAGTTGTACTCGGGTGTAGAAGCAGGTAGCGTAGAAACTAAACCCCTACCTAAGAAGAAAGCTGTAGTAGTTGAAGATGACTACGACGATGACAGCATATGAAGCCTAAACCTATTGACGTAGATATGATGAGGGAGCTGTTCTACTATGATAATGGTAGGGTTAGGTGTAGAGCAGCTCGGAGGCGAAAGCCTCTTGGCTCGCTAGCTTCAGATGAGAAGGGGGACAGTAAAGGATATAGGCGTATATCTATATTGAAGAGTAACTACAAGGAGCATCGTGTTGTATGGGCATTATTCAATGATGAAGTCCCTGATATAATAGACCATATTAACAATGATGTTACGGATAACAGGATAGAGAATCTAAGGGAGTCCACAAATACACTCAATAGGTACAACAGTAAGAAGACAAGAGGTATATCTTACCACCATAAAAAGGATACTTGGTTTGTTAATATTAGATACAAAAGTAAGTTAGAGCACATAGGTTGCTTCAAAGATGAAGAGCTTGCAGAGCTTGTAGCACAAGAAGCAAGGGCTAAGTGGATTGAACCCTTGTTTGGCAATATTTAATTAACCTTTCCCCTTCGAGTGTTTACACCGCCCCTTCGGGGGCTACTACTAGGAACTAACATGAAAGCAAGCGAAATGATTTGCTTATTAGCAAAGCAAATAGAAAGAGATAATGACAGAGAAGTACGATTTGTAGGTAATAAAGTTGAAGGTATGCCTGTAGAGAGTGATGTAGAGTACAAGATACTATCAGTAACTAACACAGATAAATTTATAGAAATATACGGTGAATAAGGAGAAAGTAACATGACAATACCAAATTGGTTTGGAAGCAGTACAATACCCCTAGATGAGCAAGAGTTAAAAGAACAACTGGAGTACGAGAGAGCACAACTAGAAATGCTTCAAATGGATGTAGCTAATACAGAAGTACGTATGAATCTGTTACAAGATAGAATCCATGCACGTAGTTAAAGGTCGCTACGCTATCCTCAGGGAGAGTCTAGTCATTGTACTAACAGGGACGTTAGTCAACTACCCCTTGAGTCTATTCTTCTTGTGGTTATTGATGGATAGATTTGAGATGGAAAGTGTATTTTGGATAGGGACATTAAGCACTCTTGGAATGACTATTGTAGCATTCTTCAGAGTTTATTATATTCGGAGGTATTATGAGCACACAAAGCGTACCAAACAGTGATACGATGCTTGTTATAGACGGAGATATTATCGTTTATAGTAAAGGTTTTAAGCATGAGAATACAGAAGAATGGTGGATAGTAGAATCTGATATAGATAGGTGGATTGCTGATTTCTTTAAGCAATTCGGGACTTACAACTACATCATCTACCTCACTGGTAAGGGTAACTTCAGAGAAGAGACAGCAGTTAGTCATAAGTACAAAGGTAATCGTACTAAGCCTAAACCTAAGTGGTACGGAGATATAACTAACTATCTACTACATATGCACAGAACGAAGTTAGTAGAAGGTATGGAAGCTGATGATGCAATTGCAATGCACCTTACTCGTAACCCTAATAGCATACACATAGGGATTGATAAGGACTTACTGCAAGTAGAAGGATGGCATTACAGGTATGCTACACATAACAGTCCAGAAGTACCTTTAAGATGGATTAGTGATGAAGGTTTCTTAGAGTTACAGTTGAGTGGTAAGAAGAAGAAGCTAGTAGGTGGGGGTTACCCTTGGTTCTACGCACAGATGCTATTAGGGGATTCCACAGACGCTATATATGGTCCAAAAGGATACGGTGATGTCAAGACGTACAACACGCTTAAAGATTGCAAGACAGAGAAAGAGTTTTACGATGCTGTCAAAGTTGTATACGAGGAATCTTTTGAAGAGCCAGAAGCAAGACTAAAAGAGAATGCGTATTTACTTTGGATGGTTAGGGGATACCATGAGAACGGAGAGTTGATTATGTGGAGTGAGCCACATGGGTAGAACAGTAGAGAAGAAGAGAGCAGGTGGTACATGGAGTGAGAGTAGATATTTCTCATTCATACGGAGTGCATTAAGTAGAAGCTTTATGAAGTATCCGGTTAAGTACCAAGTGAAAGAAGCTGCATCAAGACCCTATGTAGGGAGTGATAAGAGGAGGAAGAAGGAGTATCAATGTGCTGTATGTGATGGGTGGTTTGCAGATAAGGAAGTAGCAGTAGACCATATTGTACCCTGTGGCTCGTTAAAGACATTTGATGACCTACCAAAGTTTGTGGCAACACTCTTCTGTGAGAAAGAGAACTTACAAATTATTTGTAACACTTGCCATCAAATTAAAACTAATGAAGAGAGGGCAAAGAAATGAGTTGGAAAAAGAAAGCTTTAGAGATGATGGTTAGTACAGACAAGTCATGGAGACAGATAGCTAAGGAGTTAGGTAAGCCTAAGAGTACTATTTCTGATTACCTCCGTAAGTTCAAGAACAATGCGGACTACTTACAAGAAGTACAAGTAGCAGAGAATAAACCTAAGATATTGCTATATGATTTAGAGACATCCTTGATTAAGAGTTACCACTGGGGATTATGGAATCAAAACATAAGTATAGGAGCTATAATAGAGGACTGGTATGTAATCTGTTGGAGTGCTAAGTGGCTTGGTACTGATACAATAATTAATAGTAGTGTACATACAGAAGGCAGGATGGGCTATGAGAGGACTAGGGATAACGAAGCCTCCGTAATATTAAAGCTGTGGAAGTTGGTAGATGAAGCTGATATACTCATAGCATACAACGGTAAGAAGTTCGATAGGAAGAAGATGAATGCTAAGTTCCTAGAGTATGGATTACCTGAGCCAACACCTTACAAAGTGATTGACCCTATGCTTATTGTGAAAGGTAACTTCGCATTAACCAGTAACAAGATGGACTTCGTAACTAAGTACATAGATAGTAATGACGAAGGTAAGCTCAGTACGAACCTACAGCTATGGATAGATGCAATGAATGATGATACCATTGCTCTTGATAGAATGCAGGAATACTGTGATGAGGATATAAACGTATTAGAACGTGTGTATATGGCAGTGAGGCATTGGGATAAGAACGCTCCAAACCTAGCATTACATTACGATGATGCTACTCCCAGATGCAATGGGTGCGGAAGTACGGACTTATCACCTATACCTAACAAGACAAGTAATACAAATCTATCTAAGTGTAATATTGTAAGATGTAATAATTGTAGTAAGATATTGAAGACTAGGACTAACATCCTGAGTAAAGAGAAGAGACAATCATTGTTAATGAACACATAGGAAATATTATGAAGAATTTATTATTAGCATTAGTACCAACATTTATCGTATGGGTTGTAACACTACTCACTACAGCTACAAACCTACCAACATTCACACTATACCTACTATACTGTGTGAGCTACTTAGTCGTTAAAGAAATTAAATATGAAGGAGATAAGTAATGGAATTCGTACTCAGTGACGCTGTTACATATAATAAGTACTACGCTAAAGACAATCATAAGTACATCGGCATTAAATGCTTAGAGGACTTAGAAGGATTTCCTCGTATTGGTGTAAGGATACATGAGTTTGATGCATTAGATGAAGAGCAGGAGGTATTGCAAAAGCAGTTGGAAGCATTAGCCTTCTTTGGTGTAATCTATATTACATACGTAGATGAAGAGGGGAATGAAAATGTATTTTACAAGACAGTGGATGCTCTACTCCAACCCGCAAAGGTTAAGGATATTGATACAGCGCCACTACAATATACAGAAGAACAAGTGCAAGCGTTCTTAGATGGTCAAGAAGGTGGGTGTGCAAGTGGTGCTTGTGCCATTTAAGGAGTCAATATGATTAACATGTACAGAACATACTTAGAGAATAGAACAGTAGGCTATATGGTGATGCCTAATGGTGAAGAACTCCCTACATTAGAACCTCCAGACAGGAATAACGAAGTTAATAGGAGCTGTATACCAGAAGGTACGTACAGGATTAAGAGGAATAAGACAGGTAGATTCCAATACTACGAAGTAACGGATGTACCAGATAGAACAAACATAGAAATGCACAAAGGAACTAAACCTTCTCATAGCAATGGTTGCATATTATTCTTGACAGATGAAGATTTGAGAGTATTATTAGAGTGGTTCGGAGACTTTGATTGGATTTTGAATATACAAGAGGAGAAGTAAATGAGTCATTATGATGAACAGTGGTCAGGTACACTGAGTGATAGGAACAAACCATACGTAGAACAGCCCATTAACAACGCTGTAAGCTCACCAAATCATTATTTGAAGCTAGGGTACGAGTGCATAGAGTTAATCGCTTCTAGTCTCTCTAAGGAGGCTTTTAGAGGGTATTGTATGGGTAACTTCTTGAAGTATAGGTTTAGAATGGGAGATAAGGATGAATTGATGCAAGACTTCGGTAAGAGTAAAGAGTACCTAATGCTATTTGATAAGTACTCCCACCTATGTAAAGATGTACCCTTCTAAGAAATAGCCCACGTAATTGTGGGCTTTTTATTGTCTACTCTATTATAACATTTAAATCCGTAGCTGTTATATCCTGAGTTGAACTACTGTTCTCAACAAATATCTCAACATAATCCCCCTGTGATAACTGTAGTATTGTTTGTACAACAATATTCTCAGCTCTCCCACTTCCTCCAGCAGTACCATAAACCTCACTACTCGTTTCAATAACACCATTCTTAGCAACATACACACCTATCTGATTATTATTCCCACTCTGTACTGAGATGGTAGCAACTGTTTTAAAGTATGTAGTCAGCGCTCCTGTGTAGGTGGCTCTATTATTTGTGTTAGTGAACTTAGATGTTGCTGGACTGCTTGTTGTAGTACCTAGTACCTTTACAGCAACCCCTGAAGTAGTAATAGGAGTTACTGTAGCATTAGCACTCATGTAGTACTGCGAGAGGTCACTGCTATTCTCTATCCCCACATTATCCTTGAAGAGTGCTTTATTATCAGAACTCTCCACTCCCACTAAATACACACCTCCAGCTGAAAAGTTACAAGTCTCTAAGATGTAACTCTGTGCGGGAGTACTAGCCGTAGCACTGAAATTAATACTGTTACTTGATGCGAATGTAGCGAATACACAACTCGTAAGTCGTACTCTTCGATTGATTACAGCAGTGCTTTCCACTAACAGGGATGCCTTTGCAGTACCATCAGAGACAAAGATACTGTTTGTGAAAACAGCACTTCCGAAAGTCCCCTTTACTACCATCTGACTCCCTCCAAGGAAAGCCCCTGTAGCGAATACAAAGTTAGCTACATCCAACAACTCAACACCAATAGCGCAGTCAAGGAAGTTAACTCCGTACCAATCAGCTGCCGCTTGTCCATCTGCTAAATCCCCCAATCTAACACCTACTTCACAGTTTTTAAATGTGATGTGTCTCATGGGTAGAGTATGCTCACAAGTGAGTACAGCTTGTCCTGTTAACCCTGTGGATGTTATACTGGATGTTTCAGAACTTGTTCCTAGTATACAGGTAGTCCCGCTAGTTACTAGTCTCGCTCCTGCTAAGTCCACATCACCTAAGAAGTAGTAAGTGGTATCCGGTAGTAGAGTGATAACACCTCCCACTGCCGCAGGTAAATCCCCCACAGCACCTACTGTTTTCACTAGGTTAGTTGATGTATTAGAGAGTGCTATGATTTCATTGAGCTTCGCTCTAACACTCCCACCTAACTCATTATTACTTATTGTACCGATTGCCATTAGTTATCCTTCCACGTTGCTGTGTCTACCCAAATTCTACTGTCATCCCAACTACCTGAAGTTAATATCCAAGGGTCAGCAATACCTACTTCACCTCTTCTCCATGCAGCATATCTATCAGCTTGTGAGCCAGTGAGATAACCTTCTGATAATAAGTAGTCATCCCAATTATCATTATATGCTTCTTCAAAGCCTTCACTACGCATCCATGCCATGATTACATCATTGTCTGCCCCTTTGAATACCAAGGAACGTAAGTAGTTAGCTACAGCATTCCACGTAACCCTACTCTCTATTGGGATTACAATACTGTCACCCCCTAGTACCAAAGGTCTACCTACATTTTGAGCAGTGATGATACCAGTAGGGAATATCTGTTTAAGTAGCATCTCAAGTTGTGGTTCACCTACGAACTCCTCAGTGAATATCTGTTCAGGGAATACAAGAGTAAGCCCCACTGATACATCAGGATTCCCCACAGAAGCCCCTGTAGGGATTGCTGTAGGCGTTATAATAACTCCCTGAGGGGTTACTACTGGTACACCTATAAACTCCTCTGTATTGATG